ACAGATGCACTTTCTCATTACGCAAACGAGATGCTGCTCTCATTGCCGGGAGTGAGTAAATCAAATCCCCTGCGTTACCGCCATGAATAATACTAACCATTCAGGGCCTCCCGATATAATCTTTTCAAAGCGTCAAACATACAACTGCGACAAGCCGGGAATGGTTGACCGTACAACTGCCTGTGAACTTCGTTGAGTTTGGCATAATAACCAGCTTCAAGCGCATACGTTCCCGTTTTATTTATCCGGTCGATGTGCGGTTTCAAGTCAAGGCAAAGTGAACGCTGTTCAGGTGTCATATACGAGTCATGATGAAGTAACAAACAAATGGTAAAACAATCCCAAAGGCAATTCCGGTCAATGTGATTTCAATTAGTGTCATAGGTATCTGTCAATTAATGCTCCAAAGATAGCACATAATGCACCATAAATTATACCATACAATCCGAATTGAACGGTAAACCATACCAGCCCGGTCCACCATGATAGGCAGAAACCGCATTCAAAAGGTTTGATTGTTTTGCGGTAGCGGCTGTCCAGCGCATACACGAATGAAATCATGGGGGGAAAGAAGTACCGGGATAGCAGGACACAAAGTGCCGCCACTCCTAAAATGTCAGTCATCGTATTCATTGTATTTTTCTTTTATCTGGGTTTTGATTGCGTTTATAATTTGGCTTATCTCTCGGTAGTTTATTTTCGTGTCCCGGGCAATCATTGCCATGCTCTGTTTATCTTCCCACAGCTGCCAAAGTTTTACCACATACCACTCACTCCGGTTGAAATGGTTTGCCACCTCTTTGAAATTGACTGACTCCACCGCTTCCTGTTTGCGCCTGATGTGAGTTTCGTCATAGTCCTCTGCTTCCTCATCGTAATTTTCGGGTAGGGTTTCTGTGGTGCGTAGAAAGTCACGGTAAAACTTTGTATAACGGTTGCCGTTTACCGCATTGCATCCCACCCTTACTAAATAGTATACAAGTCCATTACTTTGGTGAAGTTGTATCAGGCGGTCAGCATCCATTTCACAGCAGATAAGAAGCAAGTGTTGTTGTAGGTCGGCAGCAACGTGAGACCCTATTTTGTTACAGAAGTCAGGAAGCCATTTGGAATTGGCTAACTCAATCAGTATCTCGGTGCGCTTGTTCAAGTTTAAGTGCGTGAACTTTTTTCAGCCAATCTTTGAATGACTTGTTATCACCATACCGGGCATGATCTTTCCTGCATAACGCCATCAGGTTTTCAATTACATCAGCGTGTTTACTTCCACCCATCCCCCGTGCTTCTATGTGGTGAATGTCCACAGCTTGTGCGCCACACACCTCGCAAGGGATAAAATCACTTTTGTCATAGCCAAAATGGTCAAGGTATACCTTCGTATGCTTCTTCACGCCACAAAGTTTATTCGTAAATAGTCGATATTTTTATATTGTGGATAACTTTGATACAAATAATTTAACAAAAACTATTGCAAGTATAGAAAATTATATTACATTTGCAGCATGGAAAACACTAAAACACCTTTTGAAATGGGCTGGATAGCCAGTCAGCAGTTTAATTACTACGAAACCGAAGGCGAAAATCCTTTTCAACTGAACTCCGATGAGTTCAAAGAATGGGAAAAGGGATGGGCTTGGTATATCACCCAGACGATCGAATGGGAACGTGACGAGCAGAGCGACATTGATTATCACGAAAGACAGCAGTACTGCAACGAATAAAAATAAATTTGGAAATCTAAAATCTTTGTTTTATAATTGCATATCGGAATAACAGGACTGACTCCCCTGCCGAGAAACGGAACAAATGACAACGAAAATAATTAACACCCACGCAAGTAAAGAGACGGCATTGTTCCAGCCGGAGTCAACTCTTGAAAGTGTGGGTGTTTTTTTTATGAATATTTACAAACCCACACCATTACCAGTCGCATATTGTGACGAACAAATCGCAGAACTTGAACTGCGCAAAGAGTATGAAAATTACAGGAGAGAAAACAAGGTGCTTACGTTATTACAATGTGAGTACTTATGGATGAAACTTGACCTGCAAATTATCTATTACAACCAGTGTAAAAAATTAACCCTTAAACAAAATGGCAAAGGATAAAAAGTCATTCGTAATGTACTGCGACCAGCAGTCAATTTTCAAAATGCTTCCTGATGAAATTGCAGGTAGATTGATAAAACACATTCTCGCATACGTTAACGATGAAAATCCGGTAACTGATGACCTTGTATTGCAACTTGCATTTGAACCTATTAAGATGCAGTTAAAAAGGGATTTACGTCATTGGGATGAAGTCAGGGGGAAACGTAGTGAAAGTGGAAAATTAGGCGGTAGACCTAAAAAGCAAACAGAAGCAAAAAAAGCAAATGGTTTTTTGGAAAAGCAAACGAAAGCAAAAAAAGCTGTTAATGTTAATGTTAATGTTACTGATAATGTAAATGTAAATGATAATGACAATAAAGATATATATCGTAAAATTTTGCATTTGGAAATCACAAGGGCAGAAGTTGACAAGCTAATTGCTGATGGCTATACCATTGACCAAATTGATGACATTCTGGACAGGGCAGAAAACTGGAAAGGCATTGCAAACAAAAGGTCACTATACCTTACCGCAAAAAATTGGCTATCTGCTGACATAAAGAAAATCACAGCAGAAGTTTACCGTACACCCAAAGAAAACTTTTTAACATGATTGAACAACAAATACTCGGAACGTGGCTGCAAGGTAAGCAGCTGGATTTAACCGCAACCGTACGCAGCGAATGGTTCACCGTGCCAAAATACCGCACCCTATGTTTAACCATTCAGGCAATGTACCTCAACAACGAACATATTGACAACGTGGCGGTGGTAATGAAGCACCGTGACATGGCAATGGACATCGCAGGGTTAAACAACTACTACACAGGCGAAAGCATTACCCGATTGGTTGCAATGCTGCATCAGGAATTTATCCGTAAAACCCTGACTATTGACTTGACAAAAATTGTCAATGACCTGACAAACGGAAGTGAAATAATGCAGTCCATGTCGGAAGTTCAAAAAACTATTGATGAAATACAACTGAACGAAAACGGACAAGCTGTTGACCTGATCACTCTACTTGGTGACCGCTTTGACAACTTGGAGAAACGAAGCAAGTCCGAAATCAAAACCATTGGACTACCAACCGGGTTCACCAGATTGGATAAGTACATTGGTGGTTTTGTTCCCGGTGAAAATGTGGTGGTTGCAGGTCGGCCGGGCATGGGTAAGACAGCATTCGCAGTTAGCATCGGGATTGCTCATGCAAAGCTGGGTGGCAGGGTGATAATGTTCAGCATGGAGATGAGTAAAGAACAACTCGCAGACCGCATACTTTCATCGCTGGGCCGGGTGGACAACCTGAAAGTTCGCAACGCTGATGTGAATGAATTTGAGTTGGAAAACATCGCCCGTGAATTACTGCTTATTGATTACAAATTTCAAATCGAAGATAGCACAATGCTGGACATAGCACAAATCAAAACCCGAATTAAAACCATGAAAGTAAAACCCACTTTGGTAATCATTGACTACATGCAGTTGGTTAAAAGTACAGGCGGTAAAAATCGGGAGCAGGAAATAGCAAACATCAGTAGGCAATGCAAACTGATTGCCAAAGAATGCGGATGCACCGTGATGCCATTGTCGCAACTCAACAGGGGAACAGAAGAAGGAAACAGCCGCCCAAAATTGGCAAACCTTCGGGAGTCTGGTGCAATAGAACAGGATGCAGACACGGTTTTATTCCCTTACCGCCCTGATTACTACGAAGCCCAAAAGAATGGCGGCAATCCACCCGAACTCGAAGATGCTGAATTGATTATCAGCAAGTGCCGTAACGGGATGACAGGAACGCTGCAATGCAATTTTATGGGTAAAACAGTTGAATACATTTTTTAATTAAATATAAATAACTATATTTGCACTATGAATTATCAAGTTAAACCAATAGATTATAACGACTGCAAAGAGTGGTTCTTAAAAAAGCATTATGCTAAACGAATTCCATCTGTTTCTTTTTGTTTTGGATTGTATTCCGATAAGTTAGAGGGTATTTGTTCATTTGGCTCTCCACCATCAAGGCCGTTGTGTATAGGTGTTTGTGGAGTTGAAAATGCACATAAAGTTTTTGAATTAAATCGTTTAGTAGTCAATGAAGGACTACCAAAAAACACTTTGAGTTATTTTGTAGGCAATTGCTTAAAATTATTGCCAAATGATTTGATAATAGTTTCATACGCAGATACATCTCAAAATCACCACGGATATATTTATCAAGCAACCAATTGGATTTATACTGGATTAAGTGCAAAAAGAACAGAAAGATTTGACATAGACAATCCAAATAAACATTCTAAATCAGTAGTTGATAAAAAGGGTGTAGATTATCAAAGTTTAGCAGTTAGAGAAAGACCACAAAAGCACAGATACATTTATTTGATTGGCTCTAAAACACAAAAACAAAAGTTAAAAAAAGCATTAAAATACGAAATACAACCATATCCAAAAGGGGAAAATAAAAGATATGATGCATCTTACAAACCATTAACACAAATCAAATTATTATGAGAATAAAAATCAAAGCACCACAGCGCAACAGCAGGACAACATTTCGTCAAAGTGAAATTGACCGCATGAAAGAAGTAATCAGGCACCAGCAAATCCGCATCAGGGAATTGGAAACCGTGCTGAAAGTACAGGACATTGACAAGGATGATGAGCATATCAAGGCCACACACCTTGCAATCAGGTCGGTATTTCCGTACTATCAGCCCGAATTTATCAAGGTGAAAGCCCGTAAACGTGAGGTGTTGGAATTGCGGCAAATATTCATTTGGATTTTGCGGCATAAAACCTCGTTATCGTTGAAGAAAATCGGTCAATTATGCGGTGGCCGTGACCACTCCACAATGATACACAGCGTTGAAACGGTGGACAACCTGATGACTTTTGACAAATCATTTGCCCGGAAGGTGGAAGCGGTTAAAAATGCTTATCAAAACTTTGTAGCATGATAAATATCATAAACTTTTCAGGTGGTCGCACTTCTGCATACATGGCAAAGCGGTTGATTGATGAAGGTTTGCAGGATTACATCGTCACGTTTCAAAACACAGGAAAAGAAATGCCACAGACACTTGACTTCATAAATGAATGTGATGTCCGATGGGGGTTAAATTTGGTATGGCTTGAATATCGTAAACCTGCAACATTTGTGGTTGTGGATTATGCAACTGCATCTCGCAATGGACAGCCATTCCAAGAACTTTTAGAACAAAGACCAAGTGGCATTCCAAATATGCAGTTTAGGTTTTGCACAACTGAACTAAAAATAAACACACTCAAACGCTATCTGCAAAGTATTGGCATAACTGATTACACATCATTTAACGGCATCCGATACGATGAGCCACGGAGATGGTCAAAGGTTCAAGATGATGTCGAATTGCCGTTGGTTAAATGGAAAACTACAAAGCAAGATGTTTTGGATTGGTGGAAAAAACAAGATTTTGATTTGCAAGTCAATGAACCATACGGGAATTGTGATTGCTGCTTTTTGAAAGGCAAAGGAAAACTCTCAATAATAGCCAAAGAAAAACCCGAATTATTTGATTGGTGGATTAGCAATGAAATGCAAAGCGGACACCAATGGAAAAAAGAAATTAGCTATGAAGCATTGCGGTCACGTTCTCAAAATCAAATCGGCCTTTGGGATGGTGACAAAAGTTTTGAATGTTTTTGCAACATTGACTGAAATTTAAGTTTAATTTACTATATTTGCACCATGTTAATACTCGATATATGTTTAAGTGACTTGCCCAGTGAGGCAATCACTACCGCCAAGAACGGAAAGAAGTACATCAAGCTCGTATGTGCTGAACGCAAAGCCGAAGGAAAATTCGGTGAGACTCACTACATTGCCCTGTCGCAAACCAAAGAAGAACGGGAAGCGAAGAAACCTGCAACCTATGTTGGGGGTGCGAAAAGTTACAATAATGTAACTAACAAAAATGTAAGCAAAGAAAATCTTTTCAAAGCTGACAAGGGGGGCATCATGGAAAACTTCAAAAATGACTATGCTGCCCAAATGGAAAATGAACAAAATGACCTACCATTTTGATGCAGAACAAAATCATTGAAACCTGCGACCAAATCTGCTCAATGCTGCTTGAAAAAAATGCCAAGTATGGAAACTCCGCACTGGATCCGGTGCGAGTTTTCAGCAAGGCATCCACCACAGAGCAGTTACTTGTCCGCATTGATGACAAGTTGAGCCGCATCAAAACAACCGGGATGGAAGCACCTGATGAAGACACTTTGAATGACCTTATCGGCTACCTTATCCTGCTGAAAATCGCAAATAAAAAAGAAACGACCAACCCTGAATATAAACACAAGATATGACACACGAAGATAAACGCAAACACTTTATTGCACACGCCCGTAAAGGCATGAAGATGCAGGTTGTTGATGCCTGTAAAGGTCTGGCAAGTTATGCCACCGTGATAAAGGCCCTGAACAATCCAAGCAAGTATAAAAGCAAAAAGGAACAGCAAGTAATTGACACGGCTTTTGCGTTGCTATGACAACGGAAGACCGGGGATATAAAACGGTTGTGTATTGGAAAGACCAGATGATGTCCTTTGAGCCGGTGCCTGATGACGAACTTGAAAAAACCCTGAAAAAATATCGGAAGAAAGGATTTAACGCTGAACCGATATCGGATGACTTAATAAAAAAAATTGCAGAAAGTTTGAAAATATAAAAACTTATACTATATTTGCATCATGGAAACAAAAATAAAAGTAACACACACAGGCAGCTACTCTGCCAAATTCGAACACGATGATGTCACCTACCGCATTGATTGGGAAGATGACAGCGACAATGTCTATGTTTTTCAAGAGTTTCACCCCGGCAAAGATGGCCGCAAATGCGTGAGCATTCCTGCTGAAATTCTGCCAACGCTTATCCGAATTTTGGGTACAATTCACACGGAGAATTTAGAAAAACAAGGCAAAAACTAAACTAACACTTTAAAATTCCAAGGACATGAATGAAACACTAACAGCACCTATCCAGCCAAACGAGATTGAATGGCGTGTGCAATCAGTCACCAGCACGGGCAAAATGATTGTCGTGCCGTACATCAACAATCGCTGTGTAATGCAACGCTTTGACGCTGCTTTTGGGCCGACAAATTGGACATCCGAATTTCGGGAGATAGGCAACGGCTTTATTTGCCGCCTTACTGTGAATGTAGATGGTCAATTTGTCTACCGGGAAGATGGTGCATCAAAGACAAATATCGAACCTGAAAAGGGTGGAATATCCGATGCGATGAAAAGGGCTGCTGTGCAGTTCGGTTTGGGGCGCTGCCTGTATGATTACCCCAAGGTGTTCATCGAATGCAATGAGAAGTATATCCCCGATTGGGCGCAGGACAAACTGACCAAGCTGGTTGAGTGGGTAAATCTCGGTAATTTCAAGGAAGTAATAATATTGAAGCCATGATGGACATCGTGAATTTATTATTTGATGTAGAGGAAGGCAACGCATCCGCTTTGGATGCGTTCTGCCACCTCACCCGGTTGGAAAAGCAAATCAAAGCCGCCAAAGAGCAGATACAAACCCAAGCCATAAACGAAGCACAGATGTACGGCAAGACGTTCAACCACATGGGTTTTGAAATTCAATGCCGTTCAGGTGCAGGTCGGTGGAAGTTTGACCATTTGAATGAATGGATTGTTGAGAAAAACAAAATGGCTGCTATTGAACACGCTGCAAAGTGGGCATATCAGTCGATTGAAAAGGGT